CAGGGGTTGAATCCACCGAGGTCACACCATTATTGGCTTGTGTGTCCCGGAATTGCCTTAATGTCACTTCACAAACACTACACAAGCTGCCTTCGGCTATCAATGTATGACAACCAACACACTCAATGTTGTGAACGACTTCATGCGAGAACGCGATGAACTTGGCTATATCTGCTTCTGACATGCCGTCTTGCATCTTGCGCCAAGTTGGTGGGTCTGCTATGATGTTAGCTACCTCGTCATGAGTATACGTCATGCGTGCATGATAAACCGTGACCGAGACTGTATCCTCATCTTTAACATCCATAGCTGCTTTCACATGGTTCACCTTAGAACTCAGGAGGTCCGCTGCCAACCCGAGAGCTGATGCCTTCCAATCTGATGGCACAGCCTCAAATGCCGAGGATGCTCGCCATACGAAATTGCTAACTGTGTCCATCGTTTCACCTAGAGACCAATTTGCGTTTGTATTGTCCACCACTGTTTCGGGATCAGCCGGTAGTAGCGTTTGGGACGCATCATCTTTCTTGGTTGCTTCTGCTTGCACTACAAATCGGACGTCAATGCGCACCTTTGTTGCATCTGTCCCACAATTGGAAACGTAGATGAATGGCTTGCCCGCATTCGTACGACCTGCATTCAAACCATACGAGGACAGTAGTAATGCATCACTAGCTGATGTGCGAGGCACGTTGGCGATGTATGCATAGTTCTTGGGTACCTTCGTCGCCCCAAAAATACTGCGCATATGTCCTGGATAGTACGCTGTTGGATCTTGCAGATTTGAGGGCATCTGCCCCACATACAGCTGGGGGGCAAGCACGTCACTTGTCGTTTCAACATACACCTCCATGGCTGACAACCCGAAGCGCATTTCACTATACAGCTTTTGATAGCTGCCGATATTCCAGACGTCGGTAGCAGCATCTGCCACCCAGTTTGATGCGCTGTTAAGCTGATAGTAACTTTCAAACCCCCCCTTCATACTTAGATTTGGAATGAAGAGAAA